TTCGCTGGACTATTGACCGCCAAACTTGGACGAGGCCCATCACGCTTCGTCTGGGCTGGAGGAGAACGACACCTAGAAGAAACAATGAACAGAGTTGAACAGATCGTCATTGAAGTCATGGGTAAAACTGAGTCAAACATCGTGAGAAGATAAACAATGGCAATCAACCTCCCCATCATCAGCGAATGGAATCCAAAAGGAATTGATCGTGCGATCGCCGACTTCAAAAAGTTGGAGACCAACGGTGAGAGAGCTGCATTCGCCATCAAGAAGGCTGCAGTCCCTGCAGGTCTCGCTCTCGCAGCTCTAGGTGCTGTCGCTGTCGCATCAGTCAAAGCATTCGCAGAGGACGAAATCGCAGCTTCAAAACTCGCCAAAACTCTTGAGAACTCTGCAGGAGCGACCGACAGTCAAGTCAAATCGGTAGAGAATTTCATCACCAAGACTTCTATCGCTGCAGCTGTCGCTGACGACGAACTACGCCCAGCTCTCGACAAGCTTGTTCGAGGCACTGGCGATGTCGCAAAAGCTCAAGACCTCCTAGGCCTCGCGCTCGACATCTCTGCCGGTACAGGAAAAGATCTCGGCTCAGTTTCCGACGCTCTCTCAAAAGCATTCAACGGGCAACTAGGACCATTGAAGAAACTGAGTCCAGAACTTGCTGCACTTATCAAGAGCGGAGCAAGTACTGACGAAGTGTTCGCAGCTCTCGGCAAGACTTTCTCTGGTCAAGCTTCAACTGCAGCCAATACGACTCAGGGCAAGATGAAGTCGCTCGGAATTCAGATGGGCGAATTCAAGGAGTCCATCGGAGCGATTATCGCCCCTCTCGCCATGAAGCTGATCCCAGCTCTACAGAAGTTCGGCGACTGGGCCCAAAAGCACAAGACGACGATCGTCATCATCGCAGGAGTCATCGCAGGGATCGCGACAGCAGTTCTCCTAGTGAACGGTGCGATGGCAGCATGGAACGCACTCCAAGCGGTCACAGCTGCCGTGAACGCTGTGACAGCAGCATCATTCTCTGCTCTCTGGGTCGCCACTGGCGCAATCGTCATCCTTGCAGTCATCGCAGCTCTCGTCGCTCTACAAGTCAAATTCGACATCTTTGGGAAAGCTGTAGAAGGAATCAAAGCAGGTTTCGACATCATGTGGGGAGCCGTGAAGTGGGTCTTTGATTGGATCAAAGAACACTGGGAACTTTTGCTCGCAGTCTTGACAGGACCATTCGGTCTCGCAGCTCTCGTCGTCATCAAATTCAAAGACGACATCATCGGCTTCTTCGCAGCGATCATCTCATGGGTAACGAACAATTGGAAACTCATCCTTGCAGTCATCACTGGTCCGTTCGGTCTCGCATTTTCGGCGATCCTCTTCTTCAAAGATTCAGTAATCGGAGTTTTCGACGGTCTCAAAGATCTCGCTGGCAAAATCTTTGATGGAGTTGGCGGAGCGTTCAAAGGAGTCATCAACGCGGTCATCTCGAATCTTGAACGAGGTCTCAACTTCGCCATCAAAGGCTTGAACATTATCCTTGATGGAATTGACTCAGCTGCTGGCCCTTGGATCAACTTCGGTTCAGTACCAGAAGTTAGTCTCCCTCGCTTAGCGTCTGGTGGAATCGTCATGTCGCCGACGATCGCCATGATCGGCGAAGCAGGCCCAGAAGCAGTCATACCACTCAATCGTGCCGGCGGAATGGGTATGGGAACAACAGTAAATGTGACGGTCACTTCTGCAGATCCGAATGCTGTCGTCGCAGCTCTTCAGAAGTGGGTCCGACAGAACGGAGCTCTTGCAGTCACGACTAACTCAGCGGTCAGATTCTGATGACTATTAGCCTCACTTGGAGAGTCAAGTATTACTCGAATACGGCGACATCGGTTGATCTGACAAGTTTCACTCAGTCGGCAGGAATTGATATTGAGGTCGGGATTGGTCTTGCTGGACGATCAACAGCAAAGATCGTTCTGAATAATAATACTGGAGCGTTTACTCCGAACGGGACCGGAACATATTCATCGGTGGACTGGTTCAAACAAGGTTTTATTATTGAGAACAAGAGTAGTACTGGCGCATATGTGACGAGCTTTTGTGGCATGGTCTCCGATGTAAACATTGAAGTCATATCGATAAAAGAATCACGCTTTACTTTGACACTTGTAGACATCATGACGATCGCTGGAAGGTCTACAGCTACCACTTCATATTCTGCATTTATTTTATCCACTCCGGCTTGGCAGTCGCTAGGGTTGATGTTCAATGGTTACACCGACTCAGGAACGGTCTATTACTCCGGCGTAGATATGCCGTATATCGGCGAAGCAAGTGAATCTGAAGTAAATACCTTTTGTGTGACCGACGCACTCACCTATGTCACAAATGACGATTTCCCTGCAGGACGAGTTGGTGACTGGATAAATAACAACCTTCTAGTAACTGGACCCGGCACGGCATTCTGTACGGACCTCAAAACTTCTGCAGGAAAATTCCTTTGGTATATCTACTACATTGACTATTCACTCAACAGACTTGATCCGGAACTTTACAAATTTTCAGACGCTTCAGCAGCTCTTCTCAGTGGAGAAATCCCATACGAAGCAATAGATGTTCAATACAACTTCGATCAAGTAGTGAATTCTTGCACAGCTCAAGATCAGCGATCCGTCTACACGCAGACGACAGCAACCGACACAGTCTCAACTGCCAAATATGGAATTCGTAATGTCGCATTCAACAGCACCTGTACCCAAGCTCAGGCCGATGTTGATCGAGTGGCCTACTTCTGGTCAAACCGCTACGGCACATCGCGCTACACAGTCAAAAGAATAAGCACCTCGCTATCAACACTGAAACGAGCTGTAGACAACGGTGTCGCAGACCAAGCTTTCTCAAAACTTTTGACCGCCAACTATGGAATATGGCAACGCGCACAAGTGGACTATGTCGCTCCGGGCTTATCTAGTCAGACAACCGAACAGTTGATGATCAGAAAGATCAGCATCGCTATTACACCATCGGATACCGATGTCGTGATAGAGCTTCTTCCCGGTGTAGATAACCAGTCGTTTCAATTGAACAGTTCCACCTACGGAATACTTGACACCAATAGACTCGCATAAGGAGAAAACATTATGGCTATTAACCCAAACACAGATTTCTCGTCGGGTGCAGTCCTGACAGCTGCACAGCAGAACCGTTTCCCTCGTGGAGTAATGGCTTTGGCAACTTCGTCAACTTCATACACAGTTACCACATCAGCGGCAATCGCTACAGGTATGACTGCAACTTTTACGGCAGTTGCAAACCGCAACTACAAAATTACTTATTTTGAGCCGCAGGTATTAACTCCATCGGTTGTTAACGGTTTTGTTTCTGCAACTATCCGTTTGACCAACGCGGCTGGTGCTGCTTATGTTGTTACTTACAATCAAACAAACACGGCTGCGCCTACAACGCAAATTAACAATACTTCGGTAATTACAACCTTTTCCGCAGGATCAGTAACTTTGGTTGGTTGTTTGGTAGCGAACTCAACAACTGGTACACCAATCGCAACTAGGGCTGCCACTGCTTTGGCTTATATTTTGGTTGAGGACATCGGGCCTGCCTGATGAAAACTTTGGCTGTCGTCGCAGCTCTCGCCATCGGTCTGATGTTCGTCGTCACCTCATGCAACGATTCCATTCGAGGTAGCTGCGTAACGAAACCCGAAGCTCCCAGATGCGACACAGGAAATGAAGCAACGACACCATGAAAAAATACACCAACTCCGAGATCAAAGCACGACTCGTCCTCATGGTCGGAGTCGCACTCTCGCTGACCTTCATCATGTCAATCGGCATGATTCTCTACTCACTCACATTCGTCGTGCAACCGCTCGAAGTTTCACCGAATGACTCAAAATCGTGGGAGACGCTCTCAAGCGTACTTCTCGTACTCGCTGGGGCATTGACAGGCCTGCTTGCGAGTAACGGCCTCAAGGACAAGGACAAAGACCATGACAGCTAGACCGTACACAGGAAACACCGACGGCAATCATCCGACACCTCGAGCCGGCACAAAACGATTCGTGGAGTTCTGCGAGTTCTTATTTGGTGTCAAGAACATTGGCATCTATGCAAATCGTCCGATGCGCTCAGGCCCGCAGCTCTCCGTTCATGCCACATGGCGAGCAACAGACCTCAAAGGTACAAAAGCCCAACGGAAAGCTCTTGTCGAGTTTCTGTTCACTCATCGGGACGATCTGAACATTGAAGAGATCCATTCCTACGATGGCGTAGGCGTACCGTTCCCGACTGACAAGTGGGGAGCTGGATATCGCTGTTCCAGAGATAATTGGCTCTTGTGGACTATCTCTCGTAACGGCGGAACGCCCGGAGCTGACTGGACTCATGTTGAAATTTCGCCTTTGATGGCAGATTCTCCGAAACTGGTTGAGGAAGCGTTCGCTCGAATCTTCGGCTAATGACTTGACATCTGCTCTCAGATTCGGTCAGATGATCCAGCCAAGAGAGCCCAGCAACCGCTGAGTCCCGACACTGGAGGCAATATGAATCCATTCAAATTCCTAGCATTAGTCGCATTTCTGTATTTCGGTCTGGTGGTGATCTTCGGTGGCGATGCCGGCAACATTGATCCACCAGTCGTCTCGGTCCCTCAGACCGTCCAGATCGTGCCACTCAGCGATGAGCAGATCGCAGACCGTAACGCCGAGATCGCTCAACAGATAGAAGAAGAGAACGCGACCATCTACGATGAGCCCGTAGAGACCACTACGACGCTCGTACAGCTCGCCGAGATAGATCCCGACACTAAGTGTCAGGAATGGCTTCCGCTCGCCGTAGAGATGGGCTGGCCCAACGACACAAAGATCCTGCAGACCCTTGGACGCGTCATGTGGAAAGAATCTCGCTGTCAAGCTCTCGCAGTCAATGAGAATTCAGGAGATCACGGCCTGACACAAATCAATCAGATTCATGAAGAATGGCTCGCCGAGATGGGCTGGACGCTTGACGACATGGCGGTCCCTTCCTCGAATCTTCGGTTCGCGTTCCTATTGTGGAATTCTCGTGAAGAGCAAGGTCTCTGCGGATGGCAGCCTTGGAGTATTTCATGCTGAACTGGCAAGAGAAAGCGGCCTGTCGTGAACTGCCCGTGAACTGGTTCTTCCCTGAGCAAGGCCCGGACGCTTGGCATCAACTTCGTCGAGCTGTCGCCGTGTGTGAATCATGTCCAGTGATTGAGGACTGTCTCAAGTATGCGCTCTCGTTCGGCTATCGGGCTCTCCCCGGCATCTGGGGAGGCACATCGGAGAATCAGCGTCACGCAATGCTCCTCTCTGACACACCGATCCAGTAGGGTCGGATTATCCAACTAGGAAGGAAATCCAATGAACGACCCCGACGGTATGGTTCAGACGATCAGAGAGCAGGAGAAGCACATTGCCGACCTTGAGCTCCGTCTGAAACTACGAGACAAGCGCATCCTCTGGTGGCAAGGTATGGCCTCGGATCTGTATGACGAGTTGATCGGCTTCTATAAGCCTGACAGCGATCCCTTCGGATCTATCACGACCACGATCAACAGATTCGAGGAAGCGGTCAAATATGAACCTCAGTGATTATGTTGATGTACCGACACGCTTCGCAGCTCTTCTCGCCAAGTGGCCTGAGCTTCGCATCAAGGAGCATCGCCCAGAGATCGTCACGATCGGCGACAAGACTTTCATTTCGGTCACGATGCAAGCATGGCGAACTCCTGACGATCCGATTCCATGTCAAGCGACTTGTTTTGAGCCGTTCCCCGGTAAGACATCATTCACTCGTGACAGCGAGCAAATGAACGCGTCCACGAGCTGTCTCGGACGCTTGGCAGGGCTCATGATGTCGTTTCCGAAGATGGCCTCACTTGAAGAAGTGCAGAACCGTCAGACTCAACCAGCGACCGCTAAACCTTGGCAAATTTCAGAAGGTCAGAGACGACTCTTGAGGGCTCTTGGTTATGCCGGCGAGATCCCAGATGGGCGTGTCGCATTTGAGGCTCTCGTCGCTGATCTGAAAGCGAAGAAGATGACTGATGGGGAAGCGTTCTGATGATCAGAATGCAAGTCTCGGAACGGATGCTCAAAGAAGCAGAGGAGCTCTTCCAGCCGATGCTCAAGTTGCCTCGGTCTGAACCGATGCCTCTTGAGCGGAGAATGATCGGCGCGCTCGGCGAGATCGCTGTCATTGATTACTGCTGGAGCAATAACCTTCTCGCATTCAAGAACACTGACCTCACCTCAGATCTGAAACTGTACTCAGGCCACACGATCGAAGTGAAAACTCAGAAGGTCACTACTGAACCTCAAGAGCACTATCGAGTGCTTATGGAATCCAGATGTGAACAGACCGAGATCTCTGACTTCTTGCTCTTCACTCATCTCCAATATGTCGCCGGCAAGCCTGAAGCAGTATGGCTGATTGGTGGATGTTCTTGGGACAAATTTTGGAGGCTTTCGCAGAAGCATCTGCAAGGTTCACCAATGATGAAGCATTATGCCGACGGCAATGAGGTCGCGAATGGCAGATATTTTACTTACGACACGAACCTGATGCCGATCTCACAGCTCGCACCGCCGAGTGCAGCACTGAAACATTTCAAATCACTACAAGAAAAGGAAGAAGCAATATGAGCCCCGAAACCACTGAATGGATGCAACCGATCCGACCGATCAGAGTCCTGTTTCAAGCTGGAGATCCCGAACATCGGTATTACATCCATATCTTCGCTCTGCGTACCGCTGGCGATGAATGCGAGTATCTGACCATTGACGGCATTTTCATTCAGGCCCGATCGAAGTCTTGTATGTATGCGGAGACTTTGATTGATGGTCACTGGTTGAGGTTGGGAGCATGATCCAATATCAAGTGATCTCCATGTATCGAGTCGGTAATCCTCGGAAACTGACTGAGAGTCAAGCGTCAGAGCTTCATACGAACCCTTCGGTCGTGATGACTCTCCTGAACGCTGACCAGCATCTTGACCGCTATGTCAAGGTCATTGTGGACGGTACGGTCGCCGGCTATCAGTCGTATCGGGCAGGGAAGCGCGTCACCTTGCAGGATGTCTCATGAGCATCTATCGAGCACCTCGCCCAGAGTCAAATTGGACTCAGATCCGTAACGGCATCATTGACGATCAGAGGATCACCTTCAAGGCCACAGCAGTCCTCATCTACATTCTGTCCAAGCCTGACAACTGGAGGACCTCCACGAGGCATCTGAGCACTGTCAAGAAGGAAGGGATAGACGCTGTCCGTACCGCCATGACAGAGCTGGAGTCCGCCGGCTATGTGCAGCGAAGGAGATATCAAGATGAGGCAGGGAAGTGGCAGTATGACACGCTGGTCTATGACATTCCCCAGCCTGTGAATAAGTCTGTGCGAAACGCATCACCGCAGGTCAAACCTCGTGAGGATAATCCCTACGGGGAAAATGCCGATGTATATCAAGAACTAATAAATAAAGACTATGAGAGAATCCCTACGCGCACTCAAGAAGGAACACACACACCCTGTGGACAATGCAGAGACACGGGCTGGAAGATCATCAACGGACTAGACCTAGACAAATGCGGATGCCTAGTCGGCATGGAGATTCATGGCAGGTAACCCCATCTACAGCACCAAGCAATGGCGAGAACTACGCCGGCTTATCCTCGAAGAAGATGACGAGTGCCATTGGTGCAGACTCAAAGGTAAGAGGACCAAGGCCACACAAGCAGACCACATCATTGAGCTTGATCGTGGAGGAGATGCTTACGACCGATCAAACATCGTGAGCTCATGCGCATCCTGCAACGCGTCCAGAGGAGCACGATTCGTGAACCGAAAGACCGCACAACGCATACAAAACCGCAAGAAATCGTCCGATCTTTCTTTTTTTGACCAAACCCTCACAGATCGGAA